CCCGCCGAGGGCGTCCCGCGACGGCATCATAGGGCCTCCGCTATGGTGCCCTTGTAGGCGATGAACTCCTTTCCTACGCTGGAGGCGTCGGTGGCGACCGTCTCGACGTACCCTTTCATCATGTAGGTGTCCGTGACCAGGAGGACGGGGTAGGGCGACTCGGCCATCCGCAGGAGGCGGGCGACGTAGTCCAGCCTGGTGGCGCGGATGCGGACGGTGACGGTCGCGTAGCGGACGTTGTTGGAGACCTTGCGGGAGTAGGCCCGGGCGCACCCTTCGGATTTGATGTCCTGGAGAGTGGACCCCACGCTGATATAGCCGGGGTCGTCGATGATGACGTCGTCCCCCTTCATCACGAGGGGGGAGATGTGGGGGACGCCCCCCGACTCGGAGGCGGTGCAGTGGATGCCGATGGGGACGGAGACGGCGATGCCGTCGGTGCGGACCGTCCCCGTGTCCTCCGCGCCGTAGAAGTAGACGCTCCCGGCGGTGAGGCTCGCGGAGGACGGCGGGGTTATGGAGGGGTAGGGGGTCACGCCTCCCCCCGCCCTGATGGAGAGGGTGTCGCAGGCCGCCGCCGATAACACGGAGACCTCGTGGTAGAGGGAGACGTTGTCCTCGGCGGTGGGGACCGTCCCCGTGTCCCAGGTCGCGGTGCTGGACCAGGGGCCCGCGGAGACGCTGACGATGTCGGCCAGGTCACTCCCTCCTGGGGGTGAGCATCGCGGTCAGGGCGAGGCCCTGCCCTGCGGTGAGGTCGGCGATGTCGATTCCCAGCGCGCCCCTCGATGCGAGGAGGATCGCCAGCGGGTCGGTCACGTCCTCGGCGGGTATCTCCGGCACGATGCACCTGTCGAGGACCTTCTCCAGGGCCTCGGAGGTGCGGCGGGGGAGGGACGCGAGGAGGTCGCGCACCCCCGCCCCGTCAATGGGGGGTATCATGCACGCCCCGCGGAGGGCGTCCACGGGCCAGCGGGAGGCGATCTCCGCGAGGGAGGCCTGCTCCTCCTCGGTGAGAGGCGCGCCCGAGTCCCTCTTGGCGTTCAGCCGTCCGATGCGGGCCAGATCCTCCTGGGGGAAGTCGCGGGTGAGCTCCCTGAATTTAGTGTAGGTGACGCGCCTGACCTTCAGCTCGCCGACGGTCCAGCGGTCGCGGTGCTGGTCCCATAGCATGGTTATCACGCCGGGGTGCTGACGGCGAGGGCTCCGACGCGGAAGCGGAGGGTCTGCTTCATCTTGTCCTGCTTGAGGTCGGCATGCTGGCCGTCGGCCATCCAGGAGATGTCCGAGAGAGTGATCTCCTTGGGGTTCGTGATGCCCAGGGTGAGGGTGATGGCGGAGGGGGCGGAGGTGTTGGCCATGTCGTGCGTCATATAGGTCAGATCGTCCAGCCATACCTCCAGGGAGAGCTCCATCTCGCACCGTCCCTCGGCGAGGGACCTGGTGGCGGTGGAGCCGATGGTCTGCCCGGTGAAGGCAGGGCCCCTGATGCGTTCCAGGTTGTTCCTGATGGAGAGGCTGAACGACTGCGGGTAGATCGTCGAGCCGTCCACGTCGGCACCGCCCAGCCACTGGACGGCCGCAGCGTCGGTGGGGTCGGTGGTCGGGCCCCCGGCGTCCAGGGCGTATGCGGCGAGGGCGGTCTCCTCGAATTTCACGACCGCGCCGGGTGCGTCCGCGCTGACGGTCAGGGAGTCGGTCTTGACTCCGAGGTATATCCGGGACTTATGTCCTCCCCGTCCTCCGACCGAAAAATTGACCGACCTGAAGGGGAGGGAGGTGCCGAAGGCGGTGTAGGCGTTACCTATGACCTGGTCCCATCCGGCGACGTCGCGCACCTCCATGCCAGCGCTGAAGCCCGCGTCCTGCTGGGTGCTGACGTAGTCGTCGGGGTCGTAGGTGCGGGAGCCCGACCTCCAGGCGAGGTGGGGGTTCGGGGTGTCGGTGAAGCGGATCGCCCCGCCCTCGGCCACGTCGCCGTAGTAGTTGAGGGAGCCTGTGGCTAGGGTTCCATACGTGACCTCGTTTTTCGCATAGATGGGGTTGACGTCCCCTGCTGTCAGATGTGCGTGTGCCATTTCTTAATCCTCCTGTGGGCGGATGTACTCCGCCTCGATTTCGAGGACCAATTCGTACCGGGGCCTCGTTGTGCGGTTAATGCGTTTGGCGGGACCGATGCGGAGGCCGTTGACGGTCCCGTGGGGGGTCTCCAGGTGGGTGGTCATGTCGAGCTCCTCGCGGATCCTGCGCCCGAACCAGTCCAGCCATTCGAGGCGGTCCCCGTTGATATGGAGGACGAGGGCGGGGTTGTCGTAGGCCGTGTCGTAGACCTGGCGGGGGTCGGGGGGACCGCCCTGGGCCTCGGTGAGCGAGAGGGTGATCTGGCGCGAGTACATCGTCGGGCGCATCCCCGTGTAGACCCCGCCGGAGTCCTGCGAGATACGCCCGCAGTAGGAGATCCCGCACCTCGCCACGTTGCACCAGGCGGGGACGCTGTCGCCCCACGGCCAGGGGACGCCCGAGCCGAGCCTCCCGGCACCGCAGACGGCGAGGGAATGCCCGCACCTCAGGGCGTAGTACCCCTGGAGGACGTCCTGTATGATGGAGCCGACGGCCTGGATGGCGGTCATAGGGACGCCGTCACCTCCAGGTCGGTGAACTCGATGTAGCGGGGGCCGTTCAGCGCCTTCTTCCTGAGGGAGCCGTCCCCCAGGCCGACCGCGGTGTAGTAGTGGATGCCGTCGGCGTCGGCGGGGATGCGGGTGATGAGGGCATCCCTCGCACGGCGGAGAAGGGTGACGGCCTCGGTCCTGTCGGAGGAGCAGGCTAGGACGGTCACGCGGTGCCTCGTCCTCCTGATGCCCGCGTTCACGACGGTCCCCCCGTCCTCCTGCACGCAGATGCACTCCGGCATAGGGAGGGGGATGAGGCGCGAGTAGACGGGGACGTCGGTGATGGCGTCGGCGATGATCCCGCGGAGGGCGTCCTCTATCATGCCTGTTTTTAGAATGGGGACGTTAAAAAAGGGGAGTACGCGCCCGCAGGGATGGGCGCAGGGGGTTTGGTGAGCTCACTTGATAAGCTCGGGATGGTTGGCCAGGTACTCCTGGGCCTTCTTGATGGCGTCCTTCCTGCTGAATCCTCCGGCGATGAACTTCTCGACGTACTCGTCCAGGAGGGTCACGGTTTCAGGATTCTCAGCAATAGCGGCAATAGTGCCCTGAAAGGCCTGGGCGGCCACCTTCGACCAGAGGCCGCTGGTGGCGAGCTTCACGACGGTCTCGTTGATGAACCAGGCCGCGATGAGGGACATGACGAAGCCGAGGGCGGCCCACTCGTACCACTCGGTGCCTACCCAGCGGTAGAGGTAGAACCACGAGATGGCGACGGCGCAGGCGGTGGCCAGGATGACGCCGATGATGATTCCCACCAGGAAGATGGGGTCGAAGCGCTGGACCTTCTGGAGGTCCCATTTCTCCTGGGCGGTGAGCTGACCGGGCTCGGAGGGGTTGCGTCCGCTGGCCACGATGTTCTCGTAGACCTGGGCGGCGTCCAGCTGCTGCTCCCTGTACCTGGAGAGCGAGTAGAGGACGTTGTACACGATAGCTCCGGCGAGGGCGCACACCAGGAGGGCGATGATCGCCTCTTGAGATAGTGCGATAGCCATGGTATCACTCTTTTGTATGCCGACTGCGACCCCTAGCGTCAGGTAGACCAGCGGATAACCCAGGCCGTACCACCAGGGGATGCAGATGCGCCCGGCGCGGTAGGTGGGGAGGATCGACATGATGGAGAGGACGTGGGACGGTTCTTTAAAGGGGAGTACGCACCGAGGCGCGGGGCTTGGCGCGGATGACGGCCTTGCGGGTCCTCGGCGCGGCGGTCATCATCTCGCACACGCCCGTCAGCGCGTCCTCCGCGTCGTCGTGCTCCGCCTTGCCGTCCCTGGTGAACGTAACGATGTGGTGCCACCAGTCGGGCCACCTCTCCGCCCACGAGGCGGGCATCCTCGCGTGGTGCATCAGCCACGGCGCGGCGGTCAGTATGCGGGCGCGCTTGTTGTGGGTCTGCGTGAACCATCCGACCACGGTGCGCGACCTCTCCTTCTGGAGGATGGCGGAGACCGCCCTGGCGAACCCCCTCCCGCCGTTGTTGCTCTCGATCTGCGCCGCGGACACGGGGAGGGTCATGCCGGGCGGCCCGTACTCGGCCATCAGCTGGTCGGCCACCATCGGCTCGGTGTACTCCATCGGCTCCTGGGTGTAGATGACGTCGAGGATGACCACGCCCTGCGGATCGTCCACGGGTACACCGTAGACGATGGAGCAGAGGTAGTCCTGCCCCTCGTCGGCGGTGTCGCAGTAGGCCATGACCCTGGAGAGGGCGGGGACCTCGTCGTAGGTGCGGAAGCCGGAGTACAGACGCCCGGCCACGTCGATGGGTTCCTGCTGGTAGTTGGCCATGACAATGGCCTTGTCCTGGGTGCCGAGGAGGATGGCGTAGTCCTCGGCGGTGAGGATGCCGTCGCAGAGCATCGAGCCGTCCTCCTGCCTGGCCTTGTACAGGACGAGGCGGACGGGGACGCCTATCCTCTCGAAGTGGTCCAGGGCGCGGCCCGCGAGGTCCTGGGTGGCCCAGCGGGTCATGATGATTATGATCTTCATCCCCTGCTCACGGCGGGAGAGGAGGGTGTTGGCGAAGAAGTCCCATAGCTGGCCTAATCTGCGTTCATTATACGCCTCCTCCGCGTTCTTGACCAGGTCGTCGATGATGAGGAGGTTGGCGCCGAATCCCGTGACGGTTCCGCCGGGCGAGGTGGCGAGGTAGCTATGCTCGCCGCGTCCCCCTTCCAGGCCCCAGAGCTTCATGGACCCCGACCCCGGCTTGATGCGGGTTTGCGGGAACACATCGGAGTAGACGGTGACGTCCGAGGAGGCCTTCGTCTCCTGGATCGCGTTGCGGACGGTCTTGGCGAATGTGCCGGAGAGCTCCTCGTTGTAGGAGGCCGTGATGACGTGGAGGGCGGGGTCGTGTCCGAAGGCCCACTCGGTGAAGAGGCTGGCGGTCCTGCTCTTGCCGTGCCTGGGGG